GTACTTGGAACCGACAACCCCGCGACGAATCTCCTCGTTGGCGCGATCGACAACCTTCTCATGGGTATCGAGCGTTGGCAGATCGAAGTAAGCTACGATCTGACGACCGCGTTGACGGGTATCTGGTCCATCAATCGCGGTGTAAGAATCTTCTTGTCCGTCCACCAGTGCGAGATTGATTCGTCTTCCACTTTCCTCTGTCTGTGCGAACTCCAGAGAATCGTCCTCGATGTGCCGAACCGGACTGATGTCCTTGAACGTACCCACAATGACGGATCCGTTCTGCCATACCAACTCAAGTTTGTATTGCTCGAGGATGTAACGCATAGCATCACGAGGAGACTTGATGTCCGTCTGTGGACCCCAGACAACCGCGATCTGAGGGGCTTCGCCACCGGCAATCACCACATCATGGAAATCTCCAGCAGCAAGTGCTGTTCTGACCAACTCATCCGTGCTGCAGGGAGTTTCCCAGGTTGTCAGGTTGAAATTCTCAGCGGTGAATGCAGTGGCCGCAGTGGAGTAGAATCTGATTCCCACGTAGCCCGGGTACACGCTCATGATGGATTCGTTGTGCGTGATCCGCAGTGTTCCGTTCAGGTAGATGTAGTGGAACCCATACTCGGTGACGACCTTGATCGTCGGGTTGCTGGGAGTACTGCCGATCGCGTAGGAAGCAAGCGCCGTTGCAGTTCCGTTGCGATAGCGAACGAGAACAAGGTTGCTCCCGTTCACCTTCGCCCAGTAATAGTTCTTGCCATCCTTGTATCGGTAGACAATTCCGAACTGGCGGCTCGCCATCGACCCATTGCGATACCTGACAGAGGCCGTGAAGTTATGGCCCTTCCATCCTGTATACAATGCGAAGTGCGTACGAGAAACCTTCGTGACCTGATAGTAGATAGCCGTGGTAACGCCATCTGCATTCACAGTGCGTTTCATGGTGGGCTTGCCACCCTTGAGATAATAGTTGAACAGCTTGTTCCGACGCCCCATGTACCAGTCGTTGAAGATCACCTGGCCTGGGAAGTTGATAACATCGCGGAATGGGTTAGATAGCCGCTCACCCAGATCGTAGCAAGAAATGCCAATCCTGGAGATGGCCTTGTCCACCATCTTCCGCGAAGCCTTGATCCACCAGACCCCAAGATCCGTGTAAGCATACTGCCCGTTCGCGCCCTTCAACCCAGGCCGGATCAAGACTTCTCGATCTTCAAGGCCGATGAGGTCGTCGTTGATACCCTCGGGGTTCGCAACCGTCATGGTCGCGCCACCCTCTTCGCTGATACCCGCGATGTTCATAGTCACGTTGGGCACGTAGTTCGAGATGTCGTGAACTGTCGTCCCCACAGGGCGGCGCCAGACTTCACCGTTGTTAGCGATGTAGATATACCCACTTAGCTCGACTGCGGCGATGTTGGTCGGCATCATGTTATTGAAGCCGATGGCGATTGGTTCCGACCAGTGGAGCAGATCTTTCGACCGCTGCCAGAACAAGGTCGAGATAGCAATCGCAGCATCCCCGTCTGCGTCGGTCCGGTTCTCACCATAGAACAGGTAGTAGAACCCATCCGTGCACTTGAGCAGGAACGGGTCGACGATCATGTTCGTTCCGGCCTGACCACCGAACCCTCTGATCAGCCTCGGCGCCACTGTGGGATCGCCACCCGTTGTGTATCCAGCTGCAGTGGTAATCGTGACGGCTTCCCCAATCGTCACGTCGCGCGGGTCCGTGAAGAACCCAGCGGCCTGAACACGGACGATGCGACCATCTGTATGCTTGAGCGCAGAGATCTGAGTTCGCTTCCAGCGGTAGTTCCAGCGATCGTCCGCGACCGAGTTGACTTCCATGTTGGGAATGTACTTGAGGTCCATCACTCGTCGGTTGTCCAGCGAGTCGACGAACACTCGAACCGCGAACACGGCATCGATCTGACCAACCACCGCGACCAGATCAATCACAGCGGTGAGTGTGACCTTGAAGACATTATTCTTGTAGAGGCCGTCGCTCTTCGCGCTGTACACGTGATACGTAGAAGCGGTCGCAGGCGACACCGCGACTGCATAGTGTGTACCGCTATACAGTAGGGTCCAAGATGTCCACTGGGAAACATTCGTCGGGTCGGTGATGGTCTGGACGTAGATCTGTCGGTCGGCAGCAGTTCCGTTCCCGTTACGGACCCGAACAATCGTACCGTTGGACAGAACGCACATTGCCATGCGAAGGCGATAGCCATAGTACGCCTGGGAAGCAGTCGAAACTCCAGCAACGTACAACGGGCTCTGCGGTAGGCTAGTTCCGCCAACCACTTCCCAGCTGTTCAGCTTTCGATCGATGACCTGAACTTCAAGTCCGGTCTGACGAACCTGCGCATCTTGAGCTGCCCCAAGTACGGCGTCGATCCGACCGTAGAGGGATCCATCGCCGTACTTGGAACCATCGTTGTAGATCGTTTGAACCATCGGTCACTCGCGGAATACGAAGGTGATGGTCAAGTCCTGTCCAGGATCACTGGAACCCACGAAGTCCACATCGGTTGTGATGACCACTCCCGAGGGAAACGTTACGTAGTTCGGACTGGCGTTCGCATACACGGTTGCACCCGGCGCGAAAGCTGGGCGGAAGCCCTGAGATGCTGCGAAGATCGAGGTCGGTCCAACGTTGATATCCACCATCGTAGTTGCACCCGACGGGCCACGTCGCAGATTGGCAGTGAGTCCTTCCAGCTGCATCGTTCTTGGCAGTGAGAACGGAATCAGCGCATTTGCGACAGCTGCAGGCAAGCTACCTTGCCAGTTCATCGAGTGCAGATATCGCGGAAGGGGGATTGTCAATGCACTAGCACTGATAAGCTGCCCTTGACCAGAAGCCCCATTGTGGCTGTGGCTGTTGGTGGGACTTCCCAGGCGATAGTCTAGCGAAGTCGGGGCACTAGTTTGATCGACTCCGACCTTCCGCTCGACCGCCTTGATAGCTTCCTTCAGGTTGTTATGGTGTGAAGCCACCAGTGACGAAACGCTATCAGTGACATCCAGCAGGGAGCTATCGTCGTCCAGCCCTGTGGGGAAGTTTGCCGCGCCGCTCATGAAGCTTCCTCAAACTCGACCACCACAGCCCACTCTAGCTTGGTATTCACTTCATTGGGGAAGGCACGAAAACCTCGCTCCAGATTAGTTGACCAGTGAGCTGAGTAGGTACCATCTGGAGTGCGAAGGCCAAGGATGCCTGGATACTCCCACATCTCCTGAAGCCGTTGATACTGCATCCCAGCGGTGGCATCCAGATGGGCCGCGAACGCCTCTTCACAAGCGATGGTGAAAGGCGGCCACTTCTTGAAGTTAGGTCCGTTGTCGTAGAGATACTTGAACCGACCGTTCTGGTTATGAACAACGTCCACCTCGAGTGAACGTTCCTGGGCGGGTGGGATGTATTCCTTCGAGAAGAAGCTATACGTCGCCGCCGCTGTGGCTCCCAGTGGTCCTACGTAAGTTGGGTGCGAGAGTACGATCAGGTTGGGGTTCATCCGAGTGCCGCCTCGACAGACTTCTCAACCAGTTTACCGAACGCGTACTTGTCCTTGAATGGATCGTTCGACTGCTGAATGATGAATGGCCCAATTTGCTGGGCTGATGGCTTCTGGGCCTGGAGGATCTTCGCTACATTGTGAGAAAGGACGACACCAATCTCCGAGCCCTCTTCCCCCACTCGAACGTTCTGTCCGAACGGAGTCTTCGAGTTGTTGAGGTTGAAGACACCACCCTTGGCGCTGGCAACGAACGTTCCACCGGGCTTTGAGAATGCTCCAGCATGGATACGATCGAACTGTGCCTGATAGGCAGAGATCAGACTATTGATTCTGGTCAGCAGTGGGGCAGCCACAGAGGCGGGAAGTCCGAATCCTTCAACAAGAGCTTGCAGTGTTGCCTTCGCCCGCTTGTAGCCCGCAATCCTGCCACCGACTGTGTTCAGTTTCTGAAGGCTGTCAATGCCTTTGATGGCAGCGGAAGTCTCGGCGATAGCTGCATCGGTGCTTAGCTTAGCAAGCTCAGCATTCGCCTTTTCCTTCTCTTTCTGCTGATCTGCAAGTGCTTTCTTTCGGGCTGCCAGTGCCTTCGCGTCAGCCTTCTTGCTAGCCTCCAGCTGCTTGCGCAGATTGTCGTTAGCGTTCGCGGTGTCGTTTGCCCGAAGTGCTTCTCTTCGCTGGTTAGCCAGTTCCTGAAGCGCGATCTCGTCAGCGAGAACCGTCTTGCGATCTTCCAGACGCTGGATCTGATTCTCACGCTCGATGTCGGCTTGCTCAGTCAGCTGGTTCCGCTGCTCCTGCGCACGACGCTCGAGGAACTCCTGGATCGACTCACCCTCTTGTCTGCGGATGGTTTGAGACATCCGGTACTGAAGGTCGAGCAGACGGTTGATCTTATGGAGTTCCTCGCCCTCCCGCTGGAGAGCTGAGATCTTGGCCTCGATCGCGACCATGAGGAACTTGCCGGCGTACTTCTCAAGGTTGATGTTCGTGCCAAGCAACCGCAGTCGCATCTTGAGAAGTAGAAGTGCTCGTTCCTCTGCGATATTGCGGAGGCGCTCCTGATCAGGCCCCTTCTTCGCCCCTGTGGATGCATCGAGTCGCTTTTGAAGTTTACGGGTTCTCGGAGAAGTGCCCTCACCCAATGCATCCATCTGAGCGCCAAGCGCATCAGACTGCCGTGCTCCAGCTGCACCGATGGCATTGGCGATGTTCTCAGCGGCGATCGAAAGGATAGCTGCGGCACGTTCTGCGGCAGTTGCCGTATACATCGCAGCTTCAGCAGCTCTATACGCAGAATCGGTGTACTCGTCAGTAACACCGGTCAGTTGCTGCTCAGCGAGAGTCAGGGCATCAACACCATCGATTTCCTGACGGATTAGCACCAATGCGGTACTTCTACCAGAAGACCGTTGCGCGTAGATATCCTTTAGATTACCATCTATCTTTGCTTGATCAACCAGCTTTTCAGCAAGTTTTTGAATCTGCTCCTTCTCAATCGTAGCCCAATTCGCAGCAAGGTTACGTGCTTCATTTAGCTGGTTGATTTGATCAATAGCTAGCTGTCGAGCCGCATTCTCGGCTAGCAGCCCAGCTAGATCAGGACCCCCACCAGGTGAACCTGGGGTTGCAGGAACGCCAGCCTTCGCCAGGAACTCCTGAGCTGCTTGCAGCTGTGTGATCTGCTTGGCATCAGCAACCGAGTTGATTGCCTTCGCCAACCCCTCAACTTGTTCACGAGCATGGCGGGCCGGATCAATAAGATCTTGGAGCTTATCTCCAATAACCTCAAGACCCTTCTCAGCAGCAGCGAACCCCAGCCCCAGTACTGCACCACCGACGATGCCACCAACAGCCCCGATTGCAAGCCCAGCAAGTCGTGGTCCGAGGCTCTCACGAACCTGTCGTGCCTTGCTGATCTGGACTTCAGTTGCAGCACGTTGCCTCTGTCGAGCTACCCGTCGCTCATCGGCAGCTTCTGCCCTAGCATCCAGGACAGATTCTTGCCGTCGCAGATCATACCGAGCACGAATGTCTCGGATCTCGTTTCTTGTGAAGTTCTGAGTCTTTAGGAGCTTTACCAGGTTAGCTTCAGAAGCTGCGAGTTGAGCCTTGCCAGCTCGGGTCCGAGTTCCCTGCAGTGAATCCTGCAGTTTGATTTCAGTCTTGATGTCCGAGTTTTGCTTGGCCTTCAGACTGCGATCGGCATTGGCAATCTGCTTACGGACTGCAGCAAGTTTCTTGAGTCTCGCCTCATCGGTTGATGCAATGAGCTTTGACTTGGTTTCTACATCCGCGAGATCTTCTTCCAGCTCCTTGATGGCATTGGGATCATAGGTCGTGAGAAATTCGACCAGGATCCGCAAGCCACCAGCAGCTGTACCTCGTGCGCCACCAACTGCGCCGAGGGATGTAAGAGCGACTCCGCTCTGTGCGAGTTTAGGATTGCTCTTGGTGGAGAAACTCACGCTCGCAGCCAATCCTTATTGGAGAGTGACTCGATGTCGGGCGAAGGTTCGCTATCCAGTCCGGCGCGAGCCTC